GCGGCACCAATCGGGATACTATCAATCTGTGCGAGTTTCCCTCCAGTGAATGGAATGAGATCAGACATAGGACCGAGTGCGGATTCAACTCCATTCGTGTACACGAACGAGACGAACACACCCACGTATCCTGCAACGAAACTACCTGATGTCGAACTCTGGGAAAGAACCGGTGCGGTGGGATTGACTTCACCACCACCCACAGAAGTGGCTGGTGTCGGTTCGACTATACTGATCGTCTTATTGATGACGAAGAAATGCAGATCCTTCGCACGAAGACTCCAATATCCATGGCCATGACACAACCGAGCGATCGTAGTAAACACCGATGCGAGATCGTCGGTTCCATCCAAGATGATCGTTACACGCGGTAATCCGGTCTGGACATAAGTTGTAGTGACCCACGGTGCGAACTTCGCAATGAGATCCTTTATCACATCAGTGGCTGAGACCTGACTATACTCACCAAACGGTCGTCTCCGATTCAACCATGGTGTGTAGTCGGATGTAGTGACATTCCAGATAATCTGATTAGTGAGTTCTTGGTACCCCATCTCGACCATCTGGGCCACACCAGCAAATAGCAACGTACCTGCGTCGTCTCGATACTCAATCTCCTCACTGACTTTGGGTGGTTGACTTGTTCCGTCAATCGCGAAATGCATGGACGACGGTGCATCAATCGCTCTCGAGATTGTTACAGACGGATTTCGACGGAAGTCCTGGCCACGTGTCAGTAGTGTATAGAAGAACCGATCGCGCGCAATGACACTGTCTACCGCAACTTCAACCGCACCTTGCGCATGGGCTGGGGAGTCGACGGAGATACGCTGAGAATCAATTCGTCGAACATTGACACCTGCAATACCACCAAAGGTGACCGTCGGTGCCGCTAGAAAATTTGCTCCACTGATGAGAACAGTTGTTCCACCAGCGATCGGGCCGTGGTTCGGTTCTACGCTAGTTACCTTAGTAGCTATGTAGGTGAATGCGTCAGAAATGACCGCGGTTTGCCCGTTCGGATTCGTGACTGTGATATCGACAAGTCCTTCGGCCCCGGCTGGAACTACGACCGTGATCGTCTCCAGATCAACTAGAGTGAGACCAGTACCTAGGATCGTCCCAAACTTTACGGTAGGTTTTTCTCCTAATGAACCAGTAAAAAAGTTGTACCCCTTGATCGTGACTGTAGAGCCACCAGTCGTCCGGTCCGCATTTGGTGACACGAGATACGCACGTGGAATTGTATCTGCACGTAGGAGTAAACTCCCTGGTCCTGGTCCTGGAAGCGACGGTCCGGGACCACGAAGTGTCTTTCTGAGTGGTGGTGCCATGGTCCTAGTTCATCAAGAGGAGTGCGTATTGCTGCAGGGTGACACTGCCGGTTGCTACAGTCTGAGTGTACGTCAGATCCACCAACTGCGTTGCAGTGGAGTCGAACGCCGTACCGTTGGCTGGTGTGGCATTCCACGGTAGCATGGCGACAACCGAGCCAACCGGCATAGCGACTTCTTGACCTTTCACATTCTCAGATGTGAACTGTCCATGACCCATAAGTGTTGCCGCACTACCTACGGTAGTCACGGTCATGATGAGATCAAGCCACCATGGCTTATTGGTATGAGCCGCGACGGTGTCCAGCAAGATCGCGAGTCCATCGAACACCGCGGTCGAACCGAATTTCACCTTCAACTGGATAGACCCAGGAGTGGTGATCGCCGAACTCACGATACCAGCTGCCCGTATCCACAACTGCTGACCAACGTTCGCGAGCAACCCAGCTGGCATAGGGTACTTCGCATGAGACGGAAGCAGAGTAGTTTCAGCCGCCGCAGTAACTGCCGCACCACTGCTCTGTGCGGTAGTGAGTACCTGTGCCCATCCTGTGTTCATGACCCTCTCCTATGCTGCGCCGAACTTTCGACGCATCTTGAGTTGGCGCATCATTTCTTCTTGGAACTGTCGTGCGGCTTCTTTGCCGGTGCCGTTTACATGGACTACGATGTTGAACGTATCACCACCTGCATTCGGAGGTACGACACCATTCGGAAATACGGTCGTTCCCAACGGCACACGAATCGTCTCCGGTCCTTCCTCACCGACACGCACATCCACCAACCCACCTTGTGCAAATCCAGCCACACGCGGGCCGGGATTCGCTGGTGGTGGCCACTCGGGATGTTTGGACCAGAGCAGTGCCTGTTGAAACGAATATCCCTTTTGCAGTAGCTGCTCGACTACGTCCGGGTTCGCACCCAGTCCACGTGCCGATGCAGCAAAATTTTCACGAGTGATTTCGAACGAACCACCCATGTCCAGATTCGCTTTCTTGGCTGCGTCCGCCGCCTCCTTGGCTGCTTTCAACTTATCGGTCAACTGTTGCGCAGCGGTAGCGGCTTTATCGAATGCGTCTTTGTACGCGGTGCCCATTCCCTTTGCTGCCTCTTCTGCCTCCTTTACTTTTCGCAACTGCTCTTCCATCGCTTCGCGAGTGAAGTCAGCCGCATGACGCTGCATCTCGTTGTAAGTGTTCCGAGCGACTTCTGCTTGCTCACGAAGTGTGGTTAGGGACTTTTCATGCAGTGTAGTCCAGTCAACCGTGATGTCACGGAGTTTTTCATTTGCGACGGCGGCGATTGCGTTGTAATGTTTCTGCCAGTTCTTATCACTCTTATCGAGTTTGTCCGTCTCGTTCATGAACCACTTATCGATAGCGGCCTTTTGAGCATCCATCGATGATGTACCGTGCTGCCGCTGCATTTCGTAGAAGTCGTTCCAGAGCTTCGACGTATCCTCAACACTCTTCTTTGTGACTTTCGCTGCCTCCTTTTCTGATTCCGATCGATCCACATAACTCTGCGCTAACTGCTTCTGCGTGTTTGCGAGAATCCGTGCATTGTTCGCCGCGACGTCAGTTACATCGTTATTCTCCCTTGCCTTTTCGGATGCTTCGACCATGGCATCTCGAACCTGGAAGAGAGTACCACCGAGTTGATCAAGTGTCTTATCAAACTCGGAATGACCAACAACTCCTTTCGCTGCTTCTTTCGTTTCTTCAACTAGTCCTTGGGCTGTCTCGTCGAGCGCGACATTCACATCCCGAAGCTTCTGGATCTCCTCATCCGGGATGAGATGGAGCTTGCCCGCGACTTCTGCTACCGCAAGAACTGTGCTGGTGATATTCGACGCGAGACTAACTACGGCTCCTTCAACACCAAGGATAACTGTCTTGACAGCCGACCATGCCGCATTGAATACTCGTGCACCTTCGATCCCGGCAATACCGAAATCCGTGATAACGATGACAGCCTGCTCGATAAAATGAACAACTGCCTCGATTGACTTTTTCTGATCACCTCCAAATGCTTCAGATAATGCTTTCCCGGCCGCATCCATACCGGCTGCCAGAACTGGTGAGACAGCAACTGCCTTGTTGACTTCATCGATCCAGTTTTCGAATCCGGCTTCGGCTTTTTCAAGTTTCTCACCGAAGTCAAGCTGTTGATTTCCTGCGTCCTTTACAGCACGATTCAGAATATCAAGAACTGCAACTCGATGCGCCTCCGCCTTACCGGTCATGGACAGCTTGTCGGCGGTAGTACCTAACTTATCTGCGAAGTCCTGTTCTGCGTCCTTGACGTCAATGACTCCTAATGACATCGCCAACGCACGTGTACGACCGGTAGTCATCGCACGTTCGATCAGATCTAACTGATCCTTAGTTGGACCCAGACCTCGATTCTGCATGACGAACGCGGCTTGGCCAAGCAGACCAAAGTCATCTGCAGTGAGTTTTACACCCGCCGACAACAGGTGCGCTGCGTCCTTTGCAAGGAGGAAATTGTCTACCGTGCCTTTGGTACCGGCACGGAGTTTATCCATCACTTCTTCGGCAGCGGCTGCGGATCCGGTAAAATGCTCGAGTGTGTTTTCTACGTCCTTTACTTCAGAGCCACGACGACCCATCTCGACCGTAGCCACTGCCACTGCCACGAACGACGCAGCGACCAGTGCACCAGCCTCAGATACTGCTTTCAGACTCTCCTGATTGTGCTTGGAAAAGTTACTGAGCGCAGCATCAGCCAGACCTAGTGTACTGGTGTACTCGTCTTGGAGTTCAATTAGGCCTTTTACGACCCCAATGTCGGTCAATTCTGAACTCCCTTTCCTGAGAGTAGCGCGTTGCTACCCATGATCCACGCCTCAAGAATTCGTTCCTGGTGCTCCACCGGTTGCTTCATAGGGACCGCCATTGTTTCGGCGTCACCAAATGGAAGTAGAAAGTCGAAGAGAGGTTTCCCAGTTCGAGCCAACAACTGTACGATATGCGCGGTATTGTAATCCGAGCGCTCGAGCAGAGGTGGATCCAACTGGTAGAACTTCTTCCACTCCAGGAGTTGACACCACGTCATCCCACGGAGCATACCATCCACATCCACGATCCCAAGATCACGAGCTAACTGGAATGCGAAGCGACGGAAGCCGCCTCGCTTGAGACGTTTTTTAGTGCCACCTCCGATTGCTTATCCATACTCTGCAGTCGAAGAGCGACGCGCTGCAGTCGCTCGAGTACTCGGAAGCTCTTCTTCTTCAACGCAGGGATGTCTTCTTCCGTGAATACTCGACTCCCATCCTCATTTACTGCACAGCGAACCAGCATGATGAACATGCCGGCCTTCTCGTTCTCTTTCAGGAGCATCTCTTCGGTAAGTCGCATCGACTCTTCCGCATTGAGTTGACGCAACCGGATTCGTCCGGGTTGTCCTTTCGAATCCGGCCACTCCGGCACTTCGACTTCTTCGGACACGAGATCCTCCGACCCCAAGATATCGACCGCGGTCAAGAGCGTCATGGTGGTGACTCCTTTTTATGCGAATGATCCCTACGCCTCTGTGACGATACCAGCCCAGGTGATCGCCAACGACGCCCCTTGCTTGCCGTCGACAGGAGCGACGTCGAACTTGAACTGCTGAACGTACTCGAACCCAGTTCGTGTCTTCCCAGACGGGAACAA